TGAGGTGTAGCACGTATATAAACCGGTCGTAAGTTGTTCATATCTGCTAGACGTATTAACGAATCGTACTTGAGCTTTTCCAAGATTAACTCGTCGTAATGGGTAGCCCTGACCTTGAGCTCTACTTGGATACGAAACTCGTACGACCACGCGTCATAGCTTGAATATTGGCTCCCGTGTAGCCTAAGGTCGGGGTAGTAATGAGTGCGTAGCCAGCGGTGGAGGGTTAGCTCGTTGATCGGCAGTTGAGACATATCCACATTACCAATTCTTGATCGTGAGTAACGGCGTAGCCGCCCTCGACCGGCTTTATCTTTTGGCACTTGTCGCAATACTCGGTAATGGTCTTTCCGTTAAAGAGGTTACCGTTGATATACAACGCGCCCATTAGGACTTATTCCACCTTGCCTCACATTGGTCGTTACGATCCTTCGACGGGCAGGTATAGCCGCTATACGGTCTGCCGGTCTTGGCCGAGACTCCACTCTTGTAATTCATCTCGCCGTGTTTGCAACTAGGCACCGTTACCACTTGAGCCCCAAGCTCTCGGGCTAATACGTCCACCGCTTCGGCCATTGGTGCCGGTGTTGCAACAACCGCCCAGGGGTCGGAACTCTCTACCTTTGGTTGAGGTGTAGGGGTAACCTGCTCCATATTTTGCTTAGTGGCTTTTGTCTTGGACTCTATGGCTAAAGCGATAGCCCGGCCTATGGCGCTGGTTGCCGTATCTTCCATAAACCAACGCTTCATATTGTCGCGGTAGAAGCTCTGCCGACCGAGTGCTACATCTACACCCGCGGGGTACTTATCCTCCATTGAGAAGTAGCAATAGCCCGATACCACCACCCAGGGGTCGGAGGCGTTGAGGTCTTTATCTATAATCTCTGCACCTATGCGGCCTTCCGGGTACGCTACTCGAAAGCGCCTGACGCGCTCCTGTACGTCCTCGTAATCGTCCATATTAAACATCTAAACGCACCTCCCAGCGCTCTTGGGCTTCCTTGAGTTGATCGGCCAAGCTCAGGTAGCCGCTCGGAAGCTCGGTTATATTCTTGATACACGTCTCGCATAGAAAGCGACGGGCTACGTGGCCTTTGTACTGTTTGTAATCTATGCGGATCACGGCCGAGCGAACCTTCGGCTTAAAGCTCCCGTCGGGTCGTCTAAAGTCGTGTTTGCAGTAGTCGCAATAGATATTGGGGTCGCTGTTCTTGCTGATCATTTCGCCGCCTTACGACCTGCGGGGTGAGCGGCCTTGCCTCGACGATAGCCGACTTTTACGCCCTCTTTGTAGCCCCAGCTCCACGCGAGCACCATACCGAGCGCGGTGGTAAGTATGCAGATAGCGGTAATCCATATTTCGTACGCCATATTTTCTCCTAGTCCGTGCCGAGGCTAGTCCCTCAACTCTTTTAGTATGAGGGCAATTTCCAGAGCACGCAACTACCGCCGCGCCGGGCGTGTTACTTTTTTAGCAATATCTCGTACATAGCCTCGACTCTGCTCTCGAGTCTTATCACGCGATCCTTGAGACTGTCGCCCCCGTTGGGCTTAAGCTCGTTTAGGTAATGCTTAACTAACCACCGCACGGCACCAGCAAAAGCCGTTACTAGGGTCGAAATAGCTACCGCAAGATAGGCATAGTCCCCGGCGGTCATCTTCCAAGCGGGTCTTTCGGGTTAAGGTAACGGTAAACGGTAGGCAAGATAGCCGCTAACCCGGCGTTAAGGATTACTTTCCACTCGGTAATACCGCCCATATAGCACGCCAAACAAGCCGCGGCAAAGCCACGGAACCAGCTACCGGCTAATTGCATTATTACTTTCTTTTGTTGTCTTTTCATTTTTTCGCTTTCTCGTCGGCTAGTCCGAGAGCTTCTATTTTCTTTTTCACCTCTAGCGGTGAGAGCATAATCTCAAAGTGCATTTCGTCGGCTCGGTTTTTATAATCTCCACCCCAGCGGCAACCGTACTTAGCGGCTATCTCGCGTATTACTTTTTCTTGCTCGTCGGTAAAAGTACCTCGTTTACCTAGCACGTGCTTTCTGCTATTGAGATCAACGGCCGTCCCCGAGGAATGGTTGGAAAGGTTACCCGCGTCCTCTTGTCCTCTGATGGCGCGATAGGCGTAGCCCCAGTCGTCGAGCTGGCCGTCGTCGAGTTTCTCTACGCGTTCGTGGAACTCGCGGCATAAGTTGATAAGAAGCGGCGCAACTTTCTTGCTACACCGTATCTTTAATTTTGTGCCGGGGACTTGGAAGGACTCGACTCCTATGGTGCGAGGATTGTCGGAAGCTGGCCACCCGTTTTGGGAACTAGCCAAGTAATGCCGCCACCTCTGCCTCGTCTAGTCCAAGGGCCGATAATTTTGAAAGAGCAGATTGACGAGCTAATTGACGATTTTCAATTTCTTTTATTTTTGATTCAAGCTCTGTTTTATATTTTTCCATTTCTGCTACTTCTTTTGAAGTGTAATCTCTCCAAGTTTCTTCACCTGATTGAATGTCAATTATTTTTTCTTTATACATTATGCGCTCCCATAGACGTAATAAACACCTGCATCAAAACTTCCTGAATTGGTGCGTAAATTTATTTCCGTAATTGTTGCGGTGTTATTCCACACGCCGCCACCCATATAAAATATATTTTGGTTACTTGAACTGGCATTGGCACCGGTTATGTGATGAAAAACTTTTTTGCCAGCCGTATTGCATCCATTTATCATTAAATAACCATTCAAATTGGAACTTAAATTGCCGCTCATTTGACCCAAGCGAATTTCAGTCGTTGAAGTTGAATTTTGGGATTCAATAAATTCAGCTTGATAGGTACTGTATAGAGTAGGAGCTGCCCTGTAACAATCATAATTTGATCCAGAATCAGCGTTTATGCGTAATTGAAATTCGGCGTAAATTGCTCCGGTTGAAACTCCCTTAAATACAATCATAATAGTATCTTGCGCCGAAATGCCGCTTACAGTAACAGTCGAACCACTGGTTGTCGTTCCTGTTCCTAATAAAGTGAAATTCTTTGCTCCTGCGGCTGTTGCCCATTTTAAGCCGGTCGCCGTCGTTGAATCTGCCGTAAGCACTTGATTATTTGTGCCTACTCCTAAACGATCGTTGGTTGTCGAATAAGTAAAAAGATCGCCTTTAGTGGTAAGAGGTGAAGTAAAACCCGCGTCTGCAAAAAATACCGCGTTAGATGCCGAGATGAAATAGAGATATCCGCCTTGATATTGTGTTAAGGCAAGCGAGGCGTTAGCCGCTTTATTAACCGTTGCGGTTCCGGCCGTTACGGTGCACGTACCGGCGCCAATATTTTGGATAAAAAGCGTATCTCCGGCAGTAAAGAGCCCGGTGTTTACCGTAATAGTGGTTGCTCCGGCCGCGTTCATTTCGACACGCGTACCAGCGTCGGCCGCTACGAGAACGTAGGAGGCGGTCTTTTGGCTAACCGTCCAGTTATAGTCGTTCGCCTGTAAATTGTTCATCTGAGTTGCGGTAAGTACCGAACCCGTCGTAAACGTTTGTTTAGCCATTTATCCCCCTGCTAGTATGATAGTACGTTTTGTCCTAATACTCCGTATTGTGCGTTGTCTAAAATAAAAGAATCTATAATCGGCTCGGCCGTGGTGAACCGAGTAAACCAGCTTTGGTTGAGGTAGTTGATGGAGTGCGCTACCCCGAATATCTGCAAAGTCTTAGTAATGCTTGACGAGCCCGGCTGAGTCTGCGTTACCGTAATCGGGTCGAAATAGTCAAGAGCAAGAGCGGCCGTTACCCCGGCGGTATAACTTGGGGTATTAAGGTTGAGAGTTATCGAGTCGCACCGGATCGTTGTATCTTTTCGACTTGCCACCATAGCTCGAGCCCAGTTGTCGGCCTCCGTGGTGGTTTGCATAAGTAAGCCGTTAGCGTCGTAGGAGTGCAAAAAGTACGTATCTATCGAGGGTTGGTCTTTATAGGTAGCTGTAATAGCCCCGGCCGTCACGTTGGCTTGGTTAAAGATTTGAGAATCGTCAAGCTTAAAATCGGCGTTTGAGTAGCGAATACCTACTCCGGTATCCACGAAAGCGGTCGGGGTTCCAGCAATAGAGCCCGCGGTTACGTTGCGATCCTGAAAGACGACGTTACCTGCCGCGTCTATGTAGAAAGCTCCAAACTCGGTAAGGGCTACGGTAGATAACGCACTAGAACCCGATCTCGCTACCCCTGAGTCGGCTTGCACCGTGGTTAGGCCGGTGTCTACGTCGCGTTGGCCGGAAGGCCACCCAATAGCGTCGAGAATATCGTTAAACCTTTGCCCGGTCGTTTCTCCTGCTACGGCTCCTGAAACGGTCGAAACGGTGGCAAGGGTGAGGAGTTGAGTAGCGTCTAGAGCGGTTAGAGTTGTCGTTGAAACCTCTCCTACGTCTTGACTTTGGCGGTAGTTATAGGACGTTATATAACCTGAAAATAAGTAATACGAAGTAGAAGTCGCCGGGTCTACGGCGCTAATTTGTATTTTACGAAGCGGTAAAAGCTGGCCATAGTAGGGAGACGTAACCGATTGGGGGTTCCAATAGCCCAGCTGATCGGCAATAGTAATAGTCGCCGTGCCGGTCTGAAA